GAAAAAAAGTTGGGCGATGTGAAGTCACTTGTGCTATTTTTATTGGAGACTTTATTGCACTCGATGGTGACGGATGCCAATGTGAACTGGCAGCAGGATTTGTTGTCACAGTTCCAATAGATCCAGATTATTTTGAAAATTCTTTGACAGAAGAATAAAACTATGTTACAATCTATAATAGCAAAGCGAGAGAGTTATCGCTTTGACTCTAGACCAACCAGTCACAACTACAAGGAGAAAAGACAATGGGAATTGATTTAGATAAAATGAAGCAGCGCAGGGCTGCACTACAAGGAAAAGGCGGCGGCAACCGCGATACATTCTGGCGTCCACAAGATGGCGAACAGACTATTCGTATTGTTCCTACCGCTGACGGCGATCCCTTTAAGGATTTCTGGTTTCACTACAACGTAGGAAACAACCCAGGCTTCCTCAGTCCAAAGAAGAACTTTGGCGAAGAGGATCCACTGAACGACTTTGTTCGGAAGCTTTTTAACGAGGGCACCGAAGAAAGTATTAAAATGGCGAAGTCGCTTATGGCACGTCAAAGATTTTTCTCACCCGTACTTGTACGAGGTGAGGAAGATAAGGGTGTTCGTATTTGGGGTTATGGAAAACAAGTATATGAGCAATTGCTCAACCTTGTCCTTAATCCAGAATATGGAGATATTACCGATACTGACACAGGAACTGATCTTGTTCTTCATTATGGTAAGCCACCCGGAGCAAGTTTCCCACAAACGAAGCTTACTCCACGTCGTCGCTCTTCTGTCCTCTGTGATGAGGCAGTTGGTGGTGACGAACGATGCGCGGAATTTCTTGAAAGTATTCCAGAATTCGACACGCTCTTTGAGCGTAAAACGCCAGCAGAAGTAGGCGCTATGTTAGACGCATACCTGCTTGGTGAAGAAGGCACCAACGAGGGGACTGGTTCAACCACAACCCCTCCTCCCTCCACTGACACAGTGTCCTCTGTTGACGCTGCCTTCAACGAACTCATGGGAGCGTAATCCCCGCGCCCACAGGGAGGCACAGGGTTATCAGGTGCCTCACACTTTTATTTTGGAGATTAAATGAGAATGGCGAAAGCTAAAAATACAAAAGCTGGTAAATTAAACTTATCTGATATGCGTGCCCTTATTAATAAAAGGGCTGGTCTGAATGTCGCTCACGACTTGACTGAACAAAACCCCACCGAGGTTAAAGAGTGGATTCCAACTGGCTCTCGCTGGTTGGACTCGATTATTTGTCGTGGTAAACTTTCTGGCATCCCCGTTGGCAAAGTTGTTGAGATTGCAGGTCTTGAAGCAACAGGCAAGTCCTATATGGCAGCCCAGGTCGCTGCGAATGCACAAAAGATGGGAATGGATGTTATTTATTTTGATTCAGAGTCAGCAATTGATCCTGGTTTTCTTGAGAAAGCAGGATGTGATTTAAGTAGCCTTCTCTATGTTCAGGCTGCCTCTGTTGAGTTTGTTTTGGAGACTATTGAAGACCTACTTGCGAACAATGATAATCGTATGTTGTTTATTTGGGACTCGCTTGCACTCACACCTGCTATTTCAGACATTGAGGGCGATTTTAATCCCCAGTCCTCCATGGCTGTAAAGGCTCGTATTCTTGCAAAGGGCATGTCCAAGTTGACTGTACCCATTGCTAACTCGCAGTCTACTTTCTTAGTGTTGAACCAGTTGAAGTCAAACATCACTCGTTCACCCTCTGAGGCTATGACGACCCCTTATGTCACACCAGGCGGAAAGGCTATGATTTATGCGTACTCGCTTCGCATCTGGCTGACTGGGCGAAAAGCCAAGGCATCTTTTGTTACTGACGATAAGGGCTTCCGCATCGGTTCAGAGGTTAAGGTAAAGTTGGAGAAATCTCGCTTTGGTACTCAAGGTCGGCAATGTAACTTCCGAATCCTTTGGGGAGATGAGATTGGCATTCAGGATGATGAAAGCTTGTTTGATGCAATCGCTGGCTCATCCAATTTGGTTCGCACAGGTGCCTGGTATACTCTCTTGGATTCCTCTGGGAACGCCTTGGGTGCGAAGTTTCAAGCAGCGAAGTGGACTGACCGAATGGCAGAAGAAGAATTCCGGTCAAGGGTCCATGAGATTATGGACGAGGAAGTTATTTATAAGTTTGACAAGCGCGTAGGAAACGCAGCAGATTTTTATGAAGAAAATGATGAATAATAAAACTAGTTATACGTCTATAGAACAGGAGTTAAAACAATGAAATCACTTATTACCGCTGCTCTCTTTGGAGCTTTTCTTTCTGGATGCGCCGCACACGCACATCCACCACAACAAACGCATGTTCGTGTACCCGCTCACCAAGTTAAAGCTTGGGTTTGGACACCAGGCTATTATCGAGCTAATGGTGTTTGGGTACGCGGATCTTGGAGTATTCAGCATATTGATCGCCATATGCTGAATCGTAATCCTCGCACGCATGTTCGTTGGATTAAGGGACGTAAGCGACCAGTGCCTCCACCCAGGCAAACTCGTCATCGTCGCCGTCAACACCGACGATAATCAAAATGCCCCCACAGAAAACAAGTTGGGGGCATTTTTTTATTTAAAATAACCCTTGACAACACCACAAAGTAATGATATATTATAACTGAGCTTGAGTGGTGGAATTGGTAGACACAAGGGACTTAAAATCCCTCGCCAGTATTGGCATGCGGGTTCGACTCCCGCCTCAAGCACCATCTATATTATGAAACGACTATTAGTAATTGACGCTCTCAACTTGATGTTCCGAAACTACATCGTGAACCCAAGTTTATCTACAAACGGACAACCCATTGGAGGACTTAAAGGTTTCCTCCAGTCTCTCCAGAAGCTTATCAGGGAAACAAAACCTGACCAAGTTGTCATCTGTTGGGATGGTGAAGGTGGCAGCCAAAGACGAAAGTCACAAAATAAGGGCTACAAAGAAGGTCGCAAGCCTATTCGCTTGAACCGCGATATTCGCAACCTAACTGAAAACGAAGAGATATCTAATAAGATCTGGCAACAGACACGCCTCGTTGAGTATCTTAACGAACTGCCGATTGTCCAGTTGATGCTACCCGCTGTTGAGGCAGATGATATTATTAGTGTTGTCGTACAGCACCCAAGCTTTGCTGGATGGCAAAAAGTTATTGTCTCATCAGACAAAGATTTCTTTCAGTTGTGTGACGGTGAAACCATTGTCTTTCGACCCATCCAGAAGCAAATCATCAACCAGACGGGGCTTGTGGAACAACATGGCATTCATCCAAAAAACTTTGCCCTTGCCAGAGCCATCGCAGGAGACAAGTCAGACAATCTTCCAGGCGTTGGAGGTGTCGGGCTCCCGACAATCTCAAAGCGTTTTCCGTTCTTAGCTGAAGATGTCTCATACGACATTGACACATTAATGAAGTATTCCAAAGAACATGCAGGTAAAGTCAAGGCATACACGAATGTACTTGAAAAACGAGCAGTGGTGGAAGAGAATTACAGGCTCATGCAGCTTTACATACCCTCAGTTAGTGTACAGGGTAGACAAAAGATCAATTATGCACTTGGCAACTTTAAACCAGAATTTGCCAAAACAAATGTAAAGGCAATGATGATTGAAGATGGATTTGGTGTTGTGAACTTCGTCGATATGTATGCTTGGATGAATAAGATTGTAGCAGATTCCCGAATATAAAACTATTTATTAACATGAAACTATACAACAAATGGAGAGAAACTTTCGGAGAGTCAGATAAAGCAAATTTGAACTCTGAAATTCTCGTTAAGGGCTTTAAAAATTTTATAAACGAAGACAACGATCCTGAGTCCGTGGATCTGTCAAGTTTTGAGTTTCACGATGAACTCAACCAAGACTTTTGGAATCAAGAGGACGATAGATTAGATCCCGAGATTCGTGTTAAACTAATGGCAATTGCTAATGATTTCTGGGACTCTCTTGAAGTCGGTGACGCTGAATATGATGATATTACTTTCACCGGCTCACTGGCTGCTCACAACTACTCTCAGTTTTCAGATGTAGACCTCCATATTCTTGTTGATTTTTCCAATGTCGATGACAAGGTTGATTTGGTGCGAGAATACTTTAACGCCATGAAGTCTATCTGGAATCGTCTTCACGATATTCTTATTAAGGGCTACGAAGTTGAGATTTATGTGCAAGATATCAATGATCCCCATGAAGCACAAGGTCTCTATTCAGTGCTTAATGATGACTGGATTAAAAAGCCTACCCTTGACAAGCAAGACTTTGACAAGGACAACATAAAGAAAAAAGCAGCAGGCTTAATGGACCAGATTGATCGCCTCCAGCCGCTTCTTGACGAGGGCAAGTACGAAGAAGCCGAGAAATATGCAGATAAACTAAGAGAAAAGATTCGTAAAATGAGAAAAACAGGATTAGAAACAGTTGGTGCATACTCTGTTGAAAACCTCGCTTTCAAAGTGCTGAGAAGGAATGACTACCTCGGCAAGCTTTCTGATGCTAAACGAGAGGCTT